CCAGAAATGTCTGGAGAATTAGAACGAAGATATGAAAGTGAAATGTTAAGAGCACTTGATGCAGATAACCAAGGTACATCTAGTTTTATATCACCACAAACATTTTATGGGGATGGTGTATAATGGCTGGTTACGCAAGAGGTAAATATGCTTTAGCAATTTCTGATAGATCAGGAATGCAATTTAAATATTCTGAAATGGTTAGAGAATGGAATGGTTCATTAGTTCATATTTCAGAGTTTGAAGCAAAACAACCACAACTAGATCCTAAACCTGTCGGATCAGATCCACAAGCTTTATTTAATCCACGACCTCAACCAGCTTCTAAAACTAGTTTAATTTTATTAAATAATAATCCTTTTGAAGTTATTAATTATAGTGGCAATACTTATGTAAATGTATTTTCATTAGATCATCAAAGAAAAGCTGGAAGTATAGTTAGATTAAGAGGACCAGCACAAGTAGTTTCAGCAGGACCCGGTGGAACTGATCCAGCTGACGCTTTAAACTTACAATCGTTTGCTCCTATTAATACTATTGTTGGAGTAACAGATATAGATTCAGCAAGTGGTTTTACAATTGCATTAGGTAAAATAGATGCCAATGGAACAGTTACAGGAGCTACAACTAGTGATGTTTTAACTAATCCTATAAATTATTTTTATTTTCAAAGTACTAGCACTGCATTAACAAGTGGTGTAAAAGGTGGTGGAGCAAATTGTTCAGCGGGCCCAGTAACACTTGAGGTAGTAAACGGATAATGGCATATACTTTAGAAAATTTACAAACAGATATTAGAAACTATACGGAAGTATCATCTAACGTACTTAGTGATTCAGTTTTATCTACAATTATTAAAAACGCAGAAAATAAAATTTATAGAGAAGTAGATTCTGATGAAGATAGACACTATGCAACATCAAGTTTAGTAGCCGGAAATAGATATGTAACAATTCCAGATGATTTAAGATTTATTAGATATGTACAATTAACTAATTCAAACGGAGATCAATTTTATTTAGAACAAAGAGATACAAGTTTTATGAGTGAATTTTATTCTACACCTAATTCTTCTGCTGTAGATATACCAAGATATTATGGAAATTGGGACACTGAATTTTGGCTTGTAGCTCCTACTCCAGACAAAGCTTATACAATTACATTAGGATATAATAAAGAACCTACAAGTATTACAAATACAACTCAACCAACAGCAGCTCCAGCAGCTACAAATGGAACATATTTATCTAATAAATATCAAGATGTTCTTTTATACGGCTGTATAGTAAATGCATATGGGTACTTGAAAGGTCCTCAGGATATGATACAATATTATAATCAAGCTTATGAAAAAGCATTGATGTCGTATGCGATTGAACAACAAGGTCGTAGACGCAGAGATGAATATGGTGATGGAGTTATTAGAACTGTATTACAATCTAAAAACCCATCAAGTAACAAATAAGGAGAAAAAAATATGGCAAATATAATACCGTTCGCATTTAGAGGAGAACTCTTTTCGGGAACACATAATTTTGCAAATGGAGGAAACTCATTTAAAATAGCTTTGTACACATCTAATCCATATAGTACTTCAAGCACGACTTACTCTACTTCAAATGAAGTAAGTGCTTCAAACACTGGATACACAACAGCAGGAAAAGTTTTAGCTTCACAAGCAGTAGCTAGTGGAACTGCAGTTGCTTCAGTTGACTTTGCTGATTCAGTACTTAGTAATGCTACTTTTACCGCAGCATTTGCAGCTATTTATAATGACACTAACTCAGACAAATTATGTGTTGTGTTAGATTTTGGAGGAAACAAAACTGCTACTAATGGCACGTTTACAATTTCTTTCCCCGATCCAAGTACACCGGCTAATGCTATCATAAGCATGGCGTAAGGAGAAAATTTAAATGGCTTTAGTTTTAAATGACAGAGTAAAAGAAACTAGTACAACTACTGGTACGGGCACTTTTAGTTTAGCAGGTGCAGTAACAGGGTTTGAAGGTTTCGTAGCAGCTATTGGAAATAGTAATACAACTTACTATGCAATATTCAATGGAGGTACTTCTGAATTTGAAGTAGGATTAGGAACTGTAACAGATGCAAGTCCAGATACACTTGCAAGAACTACAATTATTTCTTCTTCTAATTCTGATAGTGCTGTTGATTTTAGTTCAGGAACCAAAGATGTATTTTGTACTTTACCAGCTAGTAAAGCCGTATTTGAAGATGCAAGTAATAATGTAAGTCTACAAGCAGATTTAACTGTAGGTGCATTATTAAAAATGCCTGATGTAACATCAGGAAAAGTTTTAGTTGCAGATGGCACAAGTTATCAAGAAGTAGCGGTATCTGGAGATGCAACAATAGCTTCAGGTGGAGCTATAACTTTAGCAAACTCAGGAGTTACAGCTGCAACATACACAAATTCAACAGTGGTTGTTGATGCAAAAGGAAGAGTAACGTCAGCTTCAAGTGGAACTGCAGGTGCAACTGCTGGTTTTGCTGTTGCAATGGCGATTGCTTTATAATATAAGGATTAAATATGGCACAAGATTTTACACGACACGCAGTACAAGCAACTACAAGTAATGTAACTGTATTTACATCAAATTCTAATGATGCAGTAATAGGAATTAGAGTTGCTAATATTACAACAGCAGCAATTACAGTATCTGTTATTGTTTCCGTTGGCGGTTCAACTACAAGATATATAGTTAAAGATTTAAGCATCCCACCAGCAAGTTCAGCAGAATTAATTCAAGGTGGTGCAAAATTTGTAATGCAAAGTTCTGACGTATTAAAAGTAATAGCTAGTGCTTCTAACTGTGCTGATGTATACGTTAGTGTTGTAGATGCAATTAGTGCTTAATAACAAAGGAATTAATTATGAGTGATGCGTACCCAAGTGCAATATATATAGGAAACAATCCTGGTTCTCAGGAGATATATACTCACGCTGAAACTATTGACAATATTTTAACAATTGAATCTGCAGTTCTTGCAGGTCCAGTAACTTTTGAAGCAACTGTAACCGTAACAGGAACTTTGGTAATAGTATAATGAGTAAATTAGAAGTCGATAAAGTAACCCCTCAATCTGGAACTACACTTACAATAGGCGATAGTGGCGATACTACAAATATAGTAGGGACATTACAGAACAATGGTTCAGAATTAACTGGAGATATTTCTTCAGTTGTAGCAGGTACAGGTTTATCAGGTGGTGGTACATCAGGCGATGTAACTTTAAACGTAGATTTAATAAGTAAACAAGCAGGAACAAATTTTACAAACAGTTTATTAGTAGGTACTTCTTCAACAGGAACTTTATCTTCTGCTGATGGAAATACTGGGGTTGGTACAGGAGTATTTGGAGCACTTACCTCTGGAGATAATAACGTAGCAGTAGGATTAAATGCTTTAAATGCTAACACAACAGCTTCAAATAATACAGCAGTTGGTTGTGGTGCTGGAGCAGCTAACACAACAGGTGTTTCAAATACTGCAGTTGGTCATGCTGCTTTAAACGATAACACAACAGCATCTAACAATACTGCAATAGGAATGAACTCTTTAGCAGTAACCACAACAGGTTGTCAAAATACAGCAGTTGGTGCTGGTGCTTTGGATACTAATAGTACAGGAGATAATAACGTAGCAGTAGGTTTTTCTGCATTAGATGCTAACACTACAGCAGACAATAATACAGCAGTAGGTCATAGTGCTTTAAAACTTACAACTACAGGTGCTGCTAATACAGCAGTTGGTTATAGAGCTATGGAAGATAACACAACAGGTACTTGTAATACAGCTGTTGGTTGTGCTGCATTAGTTACTAACACAACAGGTGCTTGTAATGTTGCTGTTGGTAAGGAAGCTTTAGGTGCAAATACAACAGGAGCTTGTAACACATCAATGGGTTATCATTCTTTATTATCTCACACAACAGGTAATAGTAATACAGCAATTGGTTGTGGTGCAGGTGCATTAACAACTACAGGTGTTTGTAATGTATTTGTAGGTAGAGCTGCAGGAGTAACTAATACAACAGGTTCAAATAATGTAGCAATTGGTTTTGCTGCTGGTGCTTCTACTACTGGTTCAACAGGTTCTGAAAATACAGCAATTGGTCATTTTGCTAGTTGCAGAACAACAACAGGTTTTGGAAATGTAGCAGTAGGTTGTGGTGCTTTATGTACTAACACTGCAGGAGAAGTTAATGTAGCGATTGGTTGTCGTAGCATGGATGCTAACACAACAGGAAATTGTAACACATTTGTTGGTAAAGATGCTGGATTATCAAATACAGTAGGTTTTAGAAATTCAGGCTTTGGAATAAAAGCAGGAGAAAATGTTACAACAGGCGATCAAAATGTATTTTTAGGTTTTGAATCAGGCGCTCAAGGTGGTATGGTAAATATTACTACTGAAGATAATAGACTTGTAGCTGGTCATAGTAATATTACTAACAGTTATGTAAAAGTTGATTGGACAGTAACATCAGATTTAAGAGATAAAACTAATTTTGGTACTGTTCCACATGGTTTAGATTTTGTTAATCAATTACAACCTGTTTCATTTCAATTTAGAACTGCAAGAGGAGAAGATACTACAAATGGTGGTGTAAGATATGGATTTAAAG